GAACGTGTACGTGGTCCATGAGACACCCCCGCCGGGGTACGACGGGCCGCTGCGCATCGACGACGTGTACCGGGACGTGCGTCCGTCCGTGGCATCGTCCCCCGCGGTGTTGGGCCGAACGGCTGTGGACAGGGCTGTCCCTGCCACTGATGACGCGCCCCTGACCAGCGGGAACAGAGAAACCGCAGGTCAGCCCGTAGTGCGCGAAAACGCACCACGGCGTGAACTGGTCAATTGCAGTTTGACCAGTTCGGCCCGTAGTGCGCAAAAACGCACCACCATGGTGCGCAAAAACGCACATGAACTAGAAGAACCTCAACTAGAAGAAACCACCACCACCCCCGCGTGCGAGCACGCGCCGGACGCGCCCGCGGGTACGGGCGAAGCCGGTGGTGGTGGATGCCCCACGGAGCAGGGACAGGCGCTCATCCGGGAAGCGGCCACGGCCGCGGGCCAGACTCTCGCCGTGGCCGTCGTGACCGGGCTTGCCCGGAGGGTCGACGCGGCTGTGGAATCCGGCATCCCCCTGCCCGTGCTGCGGACCCACCTCACGGCCAACATCCGGGGTTCCCGGTCCGTCGCGGCCGTGCTCGGCGCCAGGCTGGCCGACGGGGCGCTCCCCGCCATCCCCCCGCCCCCCACGCGCCCCGCACGGGCCCCGGAACTGGACACCCACCGGGAGACACCGGAGGAACGCGCCAACCGTGTAGCGGCCAACAGGGAGGCGAGGGAGCGGGCCATGGCGGCAGTCCGGTCCCTCGGCCAGGCAGGGTGATCGTGAAAATCTGAACCATTGCGGTGGACACAGCGGCGTGGTACAGGGACCCTGGACCGGTGAACACCACATACACGGACCGTCACCGGTCCATCGCCCTCACCGACTCGACCCGCATCCCGGCAGGCATGGCCTGCCCCGACTGCGAGGGAACCCACTGGGTCGAAACCCCGGACGGCCGCCCACTCCGGAAGTGCACCCACCCCCGGCTCGTCCGCCGCATCCCGTCTCAGCGGCGTCCCATCACCCCCCGCGGCCGCCGCCGGTGGCCGTAACCCCCCACCACGCCCCCCTCACGCGCCCACACAGGGCATGGGATGGGGGGTGCGGTGTGCCCGGGTGGGGAACCGGCGACAGGCCACCAGCGGCCACACCGAACCAGGGGGAACAGTCACACCACACCGTGATACTGTGATCCCAACACCGACCGGAAAGGACCCCGCACCCCATGCCCACACCCGGCCACGGCGGCTACGCCCCCCGCGGCGTGCTCCCCCACGAGTTGGCCAACGCCCGCGCCGTCATCGGGGCGCTCGACCCCACCACCGTGACGTGGCTCCACAACTGCGGACTCCCCGTCCGCAGCACACAGGCAGACCGGATGAACACCCAGATCACCACCACCGGCACCCTGACCGCCACCACCGCACTCACTGCGGCACGAGCCCTTTACCACCACCTCACGGACGTCATCCGGGACAACCCCACCGCCACCCCCGACGGCCGCCGACACATCGTTGCCGTCATCAACACGCTCGCCCAACTGGTCTGGTCCCTCACCGGCCAGAACGACCAGGAACAGGACATCCCCGCATGAACAACCACCCCACCACCAGGGTCCGCAAGGCCCTTGACACCACCACAGCCCCTGGGGCGCGGTACGGCGACACCCCCCTCACCGACGGCGTGGTCGCCATCAGCACCAGCCGCGACCAGACCACCACCACCATCATCACCACCGCCGCCGACGTGGTCGTCACCACCGCGGGCGGCAACCCCGCCCGCTGCGCGCGGGACGCCGACTGGTGGGCAAACCACATCGCCACCACCGTCAAGGCACTCCCCCGCGCCCGCACCGTCACCACCACCCACCGGGGCCGCATCGCCAGCGTCACCATCACTTGGGGTGCCCGGTGAACCCCACCACCGCCGTCCGGCAGGCTCTCGCCGCCGCCGGACTCCACCACCCCGTCCAGGTCATCCGCACCACCAGGGACCGCACCCGCACCGTCGTCACCATCGGGTCCGGCACCGTGGTCGGGCCGCACACCACACTCGTGTGCGGTCCCGCCCACTGGGCAGCCCTCATCACCCCCATCCTCGCGGCCATGGACGGTGCCACCGCCGTCACCCACACCCCGTTCGCCCCCCTCGCCGCCCCCCGGATCCGGCTCACCATCACGTGGAGGGACCGGTGACCAACCACCACCCCACCGCCAGGGTCCGGTACGCACTCGACACCACCGCAGCCCCCGGAACCGACGACTACCCCATCGTCGCGGTCACGGACATCCGCACCGCCCGGGACTGGTCGCGGACCACCATCACCGTCGGGGCGGCCGCCCGCGCCATCCCCACCGGCCGCGTCCTTGTGTTCAACCCCGGATGGTGGGGAGAACGCGTGGCGACCGTGTGCCATGGGGTCGAAGGGGTCGACCGGGTCGACATGATCGTCACGTCCGGTGGGGTCGCCACGGTGACCGTCTGGTGGGACCGGCCATGGCCGCGAGGATGGAGGTCCCGGTGACCAGTTACCCGGAGGGCATCGACCCGGACCGGTGGCTCCGGCTGGCCGGTGCGGCCCACCGGGCGGGGTTGTCCCGGACCCGGTTCCGGTTCCTCGCCCACCTGGACCGCCCCGCGGGTGGTGGTGTCACGACCCTGTCCGTGCCTTCCGGTCGTCCCCCCGTGGTGCGTGGCCCGGTCCGGGCGCCCGCGTACCCGTCCGCGGTCGGGGGCCCGTTGGCGACGTTCCTGGGCGCGGTCACCGCGTTCCCGGACGTGGTCAGCGCACTGTTCCTCGGCGGGGGGATCGTCCAGGTGGAATGGGCCCCTGACCAGGGGGAACACACCCCCTAGGCACACCTGTTCCACGTGTGGTACAGTAGTGCCACAACAACAGATGGTCCCCCCCCGGAACCCCCCCCGGGGGGGACCACGCCAGAAAGGACACACCACCATGACCAACCTCACCACCACCAACCGCCAGATCGGCAACGCTCTCCGCAAGACCGCCCCCGGAACCACCGTCCGCACCGCGGGCAGCAACACCCTCCCCACCGGCGGCGTCACATTCACCTACCTGATCCGCACCGACGCCGACGCCGACCAGATCGACGCCGTGATCGAATCCCTGGAACTCCGGGTCACCGAGATCATCAACCGCCCCACCGGCGCCACCATCACCGTGTTCACCGGCACCGACTTCGAGTGGCAGGCGTACCTGGACGCCACCACCGCCGTGGACACCGACGACCACGTCGACAACGACATCATCACCACTTACAAGACGTTCCCCCACCAGTGGGTCAACCTCGCCGACCTCCGCGCCGCGCTCCACCACCCCCACCACGTCGTCACCGCCGCGCTGATCAGGCTCGCCGACAACAGCCGCATCCACCTCGCCCCCTGGGCCGCACAGTCCACCCTCACCGAGTCCGACCACGCCGCCGCCGTCACGTACGGGACCCGCCCCCAGCACATGATGGCCATGGACCAGGAAGAGCCGCTGACCCCGGCCACCACCACGGACACCGCCACGGCCGACCTGGACACCATCGACGATGACATCCACGGCACCGGCGCCCCCCACGCCGATTACGGGTACTGCGACTGCCCGGACTGCGTGGACGACGACTACGACGAGGACGCCGACCCCGACATGGACTACGACATGACGGACCTGATCGAAGAGTCCGAGCGGTGCGACAACCGGGTCGGAGCCGACCCGTTTGACGACGACCACCAGTGCATCCTTGACCGGGGCCACGACGGGCCGTGCACCGACACCCTCACCACCGCCATCGCCGACGGTATCGCCGCTATCGGCATCGCCGTGCGCAACGCCCGGCTGGTCGCCCTGCTCGACTACCTCACCCGCCAGTTCCACACGGTCTACGGTCTCCGGGCACCCGGAGACAACCGGGCCATCGTGGACGCCACCCTCACCACCATCCACCGAATGATCACCATGGTCGGCGGAATGATCGACCGCCACGACTACACCGAGACCGACGAATACCTCCACAACATGGTCGACCGGCTCACCACCCACCAGACCACTGCCGGTCAGTACCACACCCCCGCGGCCCGCACCTTCGCCGACGCCCTCCACCAGATCATGGTGGAGATCGAGGGCCACATCATCACCCGCTGACCACCACCACCACCCCCACCCCCACCCGGGGGTGGGGTACCCCCACAACCGGAGCCCGAACATGCTGACCCCCCGAACCAACCGCCACCACGCCATCGCCGCGTCCGCGATCACCGCGGCCGCCGACGCCATCCACGACCACACGAGTTCCCCCACGATCGCCCACTTGTTCGACCCCGACACCATCGCCCCCATCCACCCCGGCGACCCGGTCGACGACGAGATCGACAACCTCTCTGCCCTGTACCTCATCGACAACTGGTACGGGCAGGCCATGGAGTACGCCGGTCGGTACGGCCACGACCCCCGCCTCACCCTCGCCCTGGTCGGAATGATCAGGGAGTCCCTCACCACCCACGACCACCCGTTCACCGACCCCCACGGCGACAGCAGCATCAGGGCCGCCATCACCGAGACCGGGATCGACCCCACCGCCACCTACCACCCCGGCGGCGAGAACACCCACAGCGACACCTACACCGACGGCGCCAACACCATCCCCGCAGCCATCATCCGCACCGCCGCAGGACTCATCCGGCACCTCAACGACACCACCCCCCAGAAAGGAATCGAACCGTGACCGCCGCAACCCTCACCCTCGCCATCCTCGCGGCGAGCGTCCTCATGCCCATGTTCATCGGCCTACTCGCACCCTGGCGCGAGTGGGAAAGGACCCGGAAGTGAACCTGCTACTACAGGCCGCGTGCTTCGCGCTCGGTGTCGCCCTCTACCAACTCGCCAAGTTGCTGTTGCTCGCCTACCTCCGGGACCACCAGTGACCATCCTCATCACCGCACTCCTGTGGGTCGCGGCCGCCGCCGAGCTCCTACTCGCCGGGCTCATCGCCGGGACCCTCATCGCCCTGCTGCGATGGGTCACCCTCGCCCTCATCGCCTCCCTGCGACCCCGGAAGGGAACACAGCAGTAATGACACCCGAAGACCTGGAACAGGTCCTACAGAACATCGTGGACGCCCACACCGCGTCCTACGCCAACACCCCCTGGCCCGACGGAACCACCCCGGGCACCGACGACATCACCACCGCGATCGCCGCAGAACACATCCGGTACGCCGTCCAAGACGCACACCGCGCCACACTCGACTACATCCTCACCAGGATCACCGGCCCCGGACCCACAGCCCTACCCGACACCACCGAACCCGGAGACGACTACGACGTCCCCCCCACCAACGAACAGTGCGGCACCACCGTCCGCGTCGGAACCGCACACATCCGATGCCGACGCCTCGCCGACCACACCCCACCCCACTGCGGCCACAGAGCAGACACACCCGGGCGACTGTTGTGGTACGACCGATGACCCCCGACACCGCCCCCTGCCCCGTCTGCGGCCGCACCATCCAACTCCGCAAGGACGGCCGCATCGGGTGGCACGCAGGGGAACGCGCCACCCCCAACCCCGGTGGCACCCCCCGCGGCAACCGCCACGGCAACTGCCCCGGCTGGGGGCGCTACCCCCGCATAGAGGACCCCCGATGAACCTGGCCACTGCCTACATCATCACCGCGCTCGCGTGGGCCCTACTCGTCATCTCCGCCGTCGCCCTCACCACCGCACTCATCCACGCACTCATCACCCTCGCCCGGCGGATCACCCGCCGGTAGACACCACAGTGCCCCCCACCGCCGAAACGATGGGGGGCACTGTGGTGCGGTCTGTCCCTGGCAGGACCGACCCGACCCTACCGGGACTTCGACGTCAGGTACTCGGTAGACAGGATCGCGTAACAGTCCATGCACTGGACCTCACGCTTCGTAGTCTTGACCTTGCCGTCGTCCGACACCACCGTGTCGACGATCGTCGGGACATGGATATGGGGGCCGCCCCCATCACTGGACACGACCCCCACACCTACCCGGTCACACCCCCGACGAAGACGGCGGGGGGATCGGCCGACCGTTCACCGCGGTCACCGAGATCGTCTGACCGCAGTTCGCGCAAGCCACCCTGGTCTGAATGATCATGTGGGTGACCCCGGTCAGTTCCGTAACCTCCCGCGGCCCTGGAACGTGCTGCTTGCAACCCATCTCACTTCCCCTTCCTGCGATGCTTCCCGCCCTCGCTGGATTCATCCCTCTCCGCCCGGGTGAACCCCCGCACAGACACTTCCTCTGCCTCCCTCGCCGCGTCCCTCGCGGCCTGTCGTCGGTGCGCGTCGGAGATGTGTACCCGCTCCCCGCGGGTGTAGGTGGGGAAGCCGTCGTGGTCGGTCTCGCCGGTCGGGATCCGCCGGTAGATGGCGGGGTGGTCGTTCTCGGTCATGGCACCACTATACCGGACGTGGCGCACCCGTACCGCGTCCGGTAGGGGGAACACACACAGTCACCAACCGTCACCATTCGGATCGCGTAAACCCACTGACCGGCCCGTATCATCGACACATGGCACCCCGTACCCCCGATAACCTGACCCCCCGACCCACCTGCCACGCCCACAGCAAGACCACCGGGAAGCTCTGCGGCCGACCCGCCGTCCCCGGCGGCAAGGTCTGCCGGTGGCACGGCGGAGCCGCCCCACAAGTAGCGAGGAAGGCCGCGATGGTGCGGACCATCGAACAGATCAGGGAGAACGGCGGGAAGGTCAACGACCCCGCCGCGCAGATGCTCGAAATCATGACTGCGTCCGACACCATGTGGCGCCTCTACTCGTCACTCCTGGACAAGACGTGGCAGGCAGCCCAGACCGGGGCCGACCCACAAACCCCCATCGAACTGGACGATGACCAGTACATGGCCGTGGCCGCGGGACTCGCCGGGATGGGGGTCCGGGCGTTCGTCACCCCCACCAGGGCCGCGGGCAAGGCCCCCGGTGAGGTGATCATCACCGGGGAACAGGTCAGCGCGCTCGCCGACCTGGAAATGAAAGCCCGTGACGTCGCCATGCAACACGCTCGGATCGCGTTCGCCGCGGGACTCGCCGACCGGGAACTGAAACTCGCCGAGCGCTTGGTCGACCGGGTGTTGGGTGCCGTGAACGCCGCCCTGGACGCGGCAGAAACCACCCCCGAAGCACACGCCGCAGGAAGACTCGCGGCCGCCGACTACCTACAGACCGCGTAATCCCCACCACCACACACCCGTGTCCTACAGTGCAGGTCATGGGACCTACCACCCACCACGCGATTACCACCCGACTCGGGGCGCCACCACCAGCACTGTGGCGCCCCCTACGCAAGGCATCCGGGCTCACCCTCGCCGACGTCGCCGGACGCGTCGGTGTCGCCCTCCAAACCGTGCACCGCTGGGAGATCGGCGCCAGCCACCCCACCGGACCCGCCGGAACCACCTACGCCGGGTTCATGCGGGAACTCGCCGACCTAGCCGACCAGGAAGGGGTCACCGTGACCACCCACGGCACACACCCCGATGGCACCTGCACATGGTGCGGCCGGGAAGCATCCTGACACCATGACCACCGCCAGCCCCGACCCCCTACGCATAGCCGCCGACCGGCTCCGGGCATCCGTCACCGACGACCCCATCGCCAAGGGCCGCCGGGGCTGGTGGTGCGACAACCCCGACTGCGACGGACAACCACACGACACCTACACCACCAACCACGCCAGGGCCGCACAACGCACCCCCGTCGGGGACTGGTACACGTGGCTCATCCTCGCCGGACGTGGGTTCGGGAAGACCCGCACCGGCGCGGAAGACATGGCCCGCTACATGATCGACAACCAGGGGGTGCGGTGCGCCATCGTCGCCCCCCGCTACGCCGACGGCCGCGACACCTGCGTAGAGGGCGAGTCCGGGATCCTCGCCGTACTCGACCGGTACGGCCACACCGACCAGAACGGGCGCCGCTGGAACCGGTCACTCGGCGAACTCATCCTCACCAACGGTAGCCGCGCCAAACTGTTCTCCGCCGAAGCACCCGACGCGCTACGCGGCCCCCAACACCACCGGGTGTGGGTAGACGAACTCGCACAAGTGTTGAAACGGAACCCCGACACATGGTCACAGGTGATGTTCGGGCTCCGACTCGGCCGCGACCCCCGCGCCATCGTCACCACCACACCCCTGCCCCTGCAAGGCATCCGGGAGTTGCTCACCGACGACCACTGTGTCGTCACCCGCGGATCCACCTACGACAACGCGGGCAACCTCGCCGCACCCGCGCTCGCGAAACTCCGATCCCAGTACGAGGGCACCCGGCTAGGCCGTCAGGAACTGGACGGGGCCCTCATGGACGACGTCCCCGGTGCACTGTGGGCCAGGGCGTGGTTGGACCGGGACAGGGTGTGGCGGCCACCCACCCTGGACCGGGTCGTGGTCGCTGTCGACCCCGCGGTCACCAGTGGTGAGGACAGTGACGAGACCGGGATCGTGGTCGCCGGGGTCGGACCCATCATCGACGGACACCGGCCCGTGTGGGTGCTGCGGGACGCGTCCCTACGCGCCACCCCCGACGCGTGGGCACGCCGGGTCGACGACATGTACCGGGAGTACGACGCGGCCGAAGTGGTCATCGAAACCAACCAGGGCGGTGACGCCTTGATCGCACTGCTACGGACCGTGAACCCCAACCTCCCGATCACCAAGGTCATCGCGAAAAAGGGGAAACGGGTCCGCGCGGAGCCGGTCTCCGCCCTGTATGAGCAGGGCAAGGTCCACCACGTCGGGAAACTGGACACCCTAGAGGATCAACTGTGCACGTGGACACCCGACGACCCGAAGAGCCCGGACAGGCTAGATGCGCTTGTGTACGCTGTGTTACAACTAACGGGTGGTGGGCGTGCGTCCGCGTTTTTCACCGCCCTCCGGAAGGGAGCGTGACCCGACGTGGCACGTCGAACCGTCGGAATCCGCCGTCCGACCCCACGCCCCCGACGGGGCCTCACCGCGAAAGCCACCCTCCCCGGGGTCGGGGCACTACCGTCCGGCACCGGGCTGGTCGACGTTCAACCCGCGATGAACGCGATGCGGCAGGCCACCAGGGGGCAGGCCACCACCAACAGCCCAGGGCTGATCGACACCGAACCCCTACCCCGACACCCCGCCGCGTTCGTCGCCGCGTTCGGCCCCGGCGTGCCCCTGGTACCACAGGCACTACAGCCGTCACCCACCCCCGGTGGGCAGGCCGAACCCCGCCGGTGGGAATACCCCATCACGTGGAACCTTTCGACCGCGTCCGGTCGACCGGTCCCGTGGGCGACACTCAGGGACACCGCCACGATCGACCTAGTCCGGCGGTGTATCGAGAAACGGAAGAGTGAGCACGTCGGGCAGCCGTGGGACTTCACTCTCACCCCGCGGGCCATGGAGTCCGCCGGTGCGGACACCCCCGCCGAACAGCGGGCCATGCGGGAACAGTACGCCGACCACATCAGCCGTCTCACCGAATGGTGGGGCACCCCCGACAAGACGAATGACCTCCCGTTCGACCAGTGGCTGTCGAACGCTTTAGAGGAGTTGCTTGTCCTTGACGCTCTGGCGATTTTCCCGCGGGTCACGTACGGGGGACAGTTGGCGTCCCTGGAAATCGTGGACGGCGCCACGATCAAACCCCTACTGGACGTCCGCGGGAACCGACCCACCCCACCGGATCCCGCGTACCAGCAGTGGCTGTACGGGTTCCCGCGGGGGGAGTACACCCGGGGAAGTGAGGAAGCGGGGTGGGAGGGGCAGGCCGGTGACCTGATCTACACGGCCCGCACGGTCCGGTCGACCAGCCCGTACGGGTACAGCCCAGTGGAGCAGTCCTTGCAGTCCGCGTCCCTGTGGATCCACCGTCAGCAGTGGATGTCGAGTGAGTACACGGACGGGACACTGCCCACGTCGTTCCTCACGGTCGATGACACCGCCGCGTCCATGACCCCCGAACAGCTCCGGGCATGGGAGGTGTCCCTCAACGACTACTACGAGGGGTCGAACGGGAACCGGCACCGGCTCCGACTGCTCCCCGGTGGTGTGGCCCCGGTGTCCACGTCAGATGTGGCGGAACGGTACAGCCCGGACTACGACTACTTCCTGGTCAAACTGGTCTGTTCCCACTTCGACGTGGACCCCACCGAGATTGGGTTCGCCCCGTCCGGTGGGTTGGGTGGGAAGGGTTTCAGTGCGGGGCAGCAGGACACGAAGTGGCGGAGTGCGATCGAACCGTGGAACCGGTTCCTGTCGTCCCTGATCAACCGGATCAGTGCCCAGTATCTGGGGATGCCCCCGGAGCTCACGCACGCGTTCCTCGGGGCGGAGTCCGAGGATGAGAAGTCCGCGGACGACATCGGTGCTGCCCGCGTGAATTCCGGCCGGGCCACACTGAACGAGGACCGGGACAGGGCTGGTATGCCCCGGTACGACGGGGAGTGGGCGGACACCCCGATGGTGATGACCGGGTCGGGTCCGGTGTGGATTCCGGGTGCGTGGGATGACGCGATGGCGCCCCCTGCGCCGGTGCCCGCGGCCCTGGTCGCGGCGCAGGGGGGTGTGCCCCCGTCTCCCGACGCGGCACCCCGCCCGGAGAGCGCTTCCCCGCCGGGATCGGACGGCCCCGACTACACGGTGAAGACCGACAGGGGTGATGCCCGGGGGCGAGCGGCAGGCCCGAGTCGAACGGGCCCTGCTGAACCACGACAGGGTCGTCACCCCGGCGCGGGCACGTATCGGCCGGGGTTTACGTGGGACCGTGCGTGACGTGACCAGTCTCGCTACGGCCCTGGTCCAGGCCGCACGGGACGGCCACGGCACCCCACACGAACTGCGGGCACTGGTGGGGCGGGGGTTGGTCCGCAACGCGGGGGTCGACGCGTTGCGGACCCTGTACCGGGCCGCGTGGGAGCAGGGAGCCAAGACAGCACGGGACGCGGTCCGCGCCGTCCGGCCGACGGTGAAGGCGGACACCTCACCACCCCCACCGCCGGGTGTCCCACCGCCCGCGGCTGCCCCGGTCCCGATGGTGGATGTGGTGGCGTTCCTTGCGTCGGCTGATCAGGTGTGGGACGGCATCGCGGATCATGTCGGTGACCAGATCGCGGATGTGGTCGTGTCCCTACTGGCCAGTAACGGCAACGAAGGGGTGAGCGTGGCGGAGGTCGAGTCCGCGATCCGGGACGTGACCGGCGCACCCCACGCCGACATGATCGCCCAGACCGAGACGACCAGGGCCCTCACCGCCGCCGCGTACGACCAGTACCACACGTTGGGTGTCCGGCGGGTTGAGTTCCTCGCCACCGACGACCCGAAGGTGTGCCCGCGGTGCGCGGCGAACGAGGACCAGGGTCCGGTGGATATCGGGGCGGAGTTCGTGAACGGCGCCCCGCCGGTCCACCCCCGCTGCCGGTGCGCGGTCGAACCCGCGTTCAGCGACGATGACATGATCACCGATCTTGGGGACACCAGTGGATGACCACCCGGGAGACACGGAACGGCTCATGCGGTACTGGGCCGAGGGAGAAGGAGCGGCGAAGATCCGGTGGGGTGAGCCGGGTGATTTCGACCGGGCCGTCCGCCACCTCACCGAAGTGGGTGTCCCGTTGGGTGAGGTGAAGGGGTTGGCAGCGAACTTGCACCACCGTGCGCTCGGTGTGTGGCCCGGTAAGGAACACACCAAGACGACGGAGGGAAGCACCGTGGACGACACGGGTGTGGTGGAAAAGGCCGGCCCGCACGGGTACATCCACGGGTGGGTGTTCGTGGGTGTCCCCGGCGCCGGTGGTGACGGTGGGAAGGGTAAGGAACTGGTCGGTGCCCTGGAACACGCGGGTGCCGCAGCGGAGGAACACCACCCCACCGGGCAGGTACTCCACAACGGCAAGGGGCGCGCCGTGGCCCTGTCCGATGAGGAGGCCCGACATTTCGAAAGCCTGTCACCGGAGGACAGGGTGAAGTACGCGGACGCCCGGTTCGGGGGGAAGTCCCACGCCGCGGCGACCGGGGGGCACGAACCGGCCGCACCGAAGATCACACCGCACCCCACTGCGGCACCGAAGACCCCCGGGCACGCGGCACCCGCGGCCCTGTCCCGTGCGCCGGTCGGGGGGTCCGTCGCTCTGGGTGGGAAACCGGGTGGGCCGATGACGATCTCCCCGTCCGGTGGTGGTCCGGCCGTGACCGTGACCGCCAAGGACAAGGCCGATGTGAAGGCCAAGCTGAACAACAACGGTGCGATGGCGTACACGTCAGCGCGGCTTAAGGGCAACAGCCACGAACAGGCTATGGCGATCGGGCAGCGGATCGGCGCCAAGACAACGACGCGCCGTAAGGCGGACGGAGAGGGCGAGGTGGGCACGGTGGGTGACACTGTCGTGGTGGAGGGTATGGACACGGCGGACGTGGCCGCCGTGTTCGACCTGGAAAAGACCGTGGGTGAGGTCGACGCGCACGGGTGGGTGCCGATCAGCAAGTCGACCGCCCTGGACGACGGGACGGTGGTCGTAGAGGGCATCGTCTCCGACAGTGGGATCGACTCAGATCAGCAGATCGCGGACCCGACGTGGTTGGACGGTGCGGTCGGCGAGTGGTTCAGGTCGGGTGGGAATATCCGGGAGCAGCATGACCCCCGTAAGGCCGCGGGGGTGGCCGTGGACTACCGGGTCGACTCCGGTGCGCATCGTGTGGTGGCGCACGTGATCGACCCGACCACCGCGGCGAAGGTCAAGTCGGGTGTGCTCCGGGGGTTCTCGTTCGGGGCATCCGGGGCCCGTGTGGTGGCGGACAAGGCCGCGCGGGGCGGCCGGATCGTGGACGGACGGATCTACGAAGTCTCGCTGGTGGACCGTCCCGCGAACTCGAGGTGTGTGGCGACCCTGGTCAAGACCGACGACGGGGGTGGTCTCGCCCTGGTGGATGAGATCACGGTGGTGGAGCGGCCACCGACCCCGGCGGAGGTGTTCGGTGGGGTCGTGAAGCGGGACGTGTCGCAGGACACCCGGGAGTCCCTCGCCGACCAGGGCAAGGCCCTGCCGGGGGGTGGGTTCCCGATCGCGAACGTGGCTGACCTCCGGAACGCGATCCGGGCGGTTGGCCGGGCGAAGGACCCCGCGGCCGCGAAGGCACTGATCATCCGGCGGGCTAAGGCACTGGGCCGCACCGATCTGCTGCCGGACGGGTGGGACGACTCGGCCAGCAAGGCTGACGGGGACGGTGCCGACGACGGGTCGTGGACCCACGACCCCACCGCGGTCGCACAGGTGCGGGACGGCCTGATCGACATGATCCGGGCCGAACTCGCCGAACTCGAAAACGGTGAGGACGAACTCTGCGACATCACCCAACTGCTGGTCGCACTGAAGATGTACATGGCGTGGTGGTCGGCGGAGTCCGACCACGGGGAGACCGAGGACCCGTACCCGTCCGGTGACACGGACAGTGACGATTCCGGCCCCGGTCAGGCTATGCTGACGTTGGCGGACGGCAGTGTCCGCCCCGGTCCCGTACCGGGACACAACGACACCACCATCCACGTAGCCAAGACGGAAACAGAGGAGCCCCGGGTGGAACCGGACCCCGAACTGACTGCCCTGGTGAAGACCCTTGCCGACAGGGTCGAGTCCCTGTCGACGGAACTCACGGTTTTGAAGTCGACCCCCATTACGGGTGGACCCGCACGGTTCCGGACGGCGGACCAGTCCGCCGCAGCAGCTCGCCGGGAGGCACTGGTGGTGGAGAAGACCCGACTGCGTGATGCGGTCGAACACTCCACCGGGGCGCTGCGCACCGGGTACACGGAGCGGCTCCGTGGTGTGGAGGCAGACCTACTGAAAATGAACGGTGGTGCACGATGACGCTGACAGCGTCCCCGGAGAACATGTTCTCCGACGTGAAGGGCAACCCGGTTGCTCTGAGTGAGCGTTTCGACGCTTTCAAGTCCGCTCTCGCGTCCGCCCCATGGGGGCAGGTCGGGAACGACGGCCAGACCACGGCGGGAAACCTGGACGTTCACCCCCTCGGTGACGGACAGGGCAACAACGGTCTCGGGAACTTCGTTGTTTCCAAGAGCGTCGCGGCCAACCCCGCTGACAAGCTCCGGGAACTCGCGAACAACCCCCTGATCAGCAAGGCGATCGGGGATGAACTCCGGTCGTCTCTGGTGGATCGTCTGGACGGGGTGGTGGAGAAGGACCTGTCCCTCACCAACCCGCTCTCCACCGGACTGGTGCTGTTCGATCTGAAGGCCCCGTCGGAGTTCCTGGTGCCGGTGGAGACTCCGATCCGGAACCGGACCCCCCGCACTCAGGGTGTGGGCACCAGTTACCGGTTCAAGCAGATCACCGGTATCTCGGGTGCGCAGACCACTGCGGGTGTGTCCCCGGTGTTCCCCGGGTTCACGGACACCACCGAACTGGACATCACCACGACCGGGTCGGCCACCCCGACGTACCTGAACCGGCCCCCGATGATCAGCTACGCGGGTGTCGACAAGCAGGTCAGTTACATGCAGTTCGGCCTGTCGGACAAGGTCCCGTGGTCGGCTGAGTTCGCGGGTCAGGGGTTCCAGGATCTTCGGTCCCTGTCCCAGACGAGTGTCTTGTACGCGTCCATGCTCTCTGAGGAGCGGGTCATGCTGTACGGGCGTGGCACGTCTGGGAACGGTTTCTCCGGGACGATCACCACCCCGACGGGTGTGATGGGTGCGGCCCGGTCCGCGAACGCTGGTGAGACCGGGATCAGCGGTTCGGCGACTCTGACGGTGTGGCTGGTCGCGGACACCGGTTTCGGGACCGCGCCCGCGGTCCAGGCCGGTACCGGTGTGGCGGTGACCGCCGGGCAGGTTCTCCCGGTGACCGTCCCCGCAACCGCTGGTGCGTACACGTACCGGGTGTTCGTGTCCACTAACGGGTCCCCGACGACCGCGAATGCGTTCTACTACGGCAACGTGGGTGCGTCGTTTGTTTTGCAGGGCACCATGCCGACTTCCGGGACCGCGGCGTCCGCTTTCTCCGCGAACTCGTCCGCCCTGTCGGGGTCGTACGACGGGATCATTCCGATCGTGACCGGCACCAACTCCGGTTACGTCAGGAACCTGAACACGACCCTGTCGGTGACCAACCCCGGCAACGAGTTCAACACGGCGTTCGCCGCGATGTACGCCCAGAACCTCGCCAACCCCGACGAAATCCTCATGAACGGATTGGACAGGAAACAGCTGTCCGATACGTTGAAGAACGCCGGGAACGTCAACGGTTACAAGCTGGAAATCGCGGCTGACGGCCTGTCCGGTCATCAGGTGGGTACCGTGGTGTCGGGTATCCAGAACGAAGTCACTGGCAAGCTGGTGGACATCACCGTCCACCCGTACCTCGCGCAGGGTACCGCCCCGATCCTGTCCCACACGCTACCCTTCCCGAACAGCAACGTCACCAGCTGCTGGGAGGCCAGGAACGTTCAGGACTACGTGGGGATCAACTGGCCGGTCATCGCCACCACCTACGACACTTCGTCGTACTGGTTCGGGACTTTCTTCTGTCACGCCCCGGCGTGGCAGGGTGCGATCACCGGGATCGTCGCGGCCTAAGCGCAGTAGAAACCCCCCGCGTCCGGATTGGGTCACGCCGCGGGGGGTTGACCCACACAGTACCCGATAGTGAGGTGACACGGTGGCGTTGGTGCTCCCCGTCCGGGCGGTTGATGTGTCCCGCCCCGACGGCCGGAAGACGGCGTACCGGACCCGTGCGGACGGGACTGTGGAGCCCCGGTCCGCGCACGACGAACGCGCGCTGCGGGAGGCGGGAGCGGTGACGGCGGGTACCGCGGTCGGCCGCGCGGCGCAGGGCCGGACATGCACGGACTGTGGTCGGGTCGGTTTCTTCGTGCGGTGTGGCCGGTGCGGTGGGGTGTGCTCGTGACCACCACCGTGCCCCCGTTCTACGCGAACAGCTACCTGACGGTCCAGGAATACAAGGAATCCCCGACTGCACTGGACGCGCGGACCCTGGTCCCGGACCGTCCGGGGACCACACAGGACGAACAGCTTGCCGGACTGATCCAGCAGGCCAGCCGGTTTTTGGACAACATGGCCCGGCAGGAGCTGTACGCGTCCGTCCAGACACAGAGTGATGATGTGCGGGTCAACCGGCAGGGGTTCGCCGTGCTCCACGCACAGCAGGACCGGGCCACTCAGGTCACCGGTTTCGCGTGGGGGATGTCCCCCACATCACTGACCGCACTGTCCACGGTCACCCCCACCCAGTACCTGATACAGGACAACAGGATCTTGTTCAGCTTGTCTCCCGCGGGGAACTTGTCGTGGGTCGGTGGCCTGAACGTGGGGATGCCGGTCAACACCCGGAACCTGTACGTCCGGTGGTCGTACATCGCGGGGTGGTGCACCACGGTCCTGTCGGGTGCCGCGGCGGTGGGGGCCACGTCGGTCACGGTCGCGGACCCGTCGGGCCTGTACCCGGGTGCCGCGGTGCGTGTCGCCCAGGGGTCACAGGCGGAACAGGTCACGGTTGCGGGGTCGTGGGTGTACGGGCAGGCCACGGTCCCCCTCACCGCGCCCCTCACGTACGGGTACGACCAGGGGTCCGGGGTCAGTAACGTCCCGGACGACATCCGACGGGCCACGGTCATGGCCACGTCGGCGTACATCAAAGCCCGGAAGTCGGGTGGGTTCGTCCTGGGGGGCGTGTCGGGCACTGTGGACCAGACCACGGACCAACAGGTGGGGTCCGATCTGGCACAGGCAAGGGAGATCGCCCAACGGTACGCATTGAAGGCATCGTGATGGGTGGTTCGAACATCGGGCTGGTGCGGTCGGCGGTCGCCGCGTACCTGACGAACGCCCGGATCCCCGGACTGGACACGGTGTTCAAACACGCACCGTTCGATGAGGGGGAGATCGCGTGGAACGTGATCGCCGCCCCAGGCCAGGAAGCGTTGACGTTCGGGGTCGTTTTCGTGGACGCCGCCCGGGACCAGATGATCGCGATGGACGGCCGGGGTGGCCGTAGGGCTACGACGTACGACGTGGTGTTCGCGGTGATGACCCGGGACATCTCGGGTGATTCACAGGCCGCGGGTGACCGGTGGGACGCGGTGACCGCGGGGGTGAAGGGTGCGCTCATGGCGGACCCCGCGTTGGGGACGGACCAGTCCGTGTCCGGGGTGATCGAGGCGGGTACCCGGTCCCTGTCGATCGGGTACGGCCGCCCGGAACGGTACGGGGAGGGGAACACTTGGGCCGCGGTGGCTGAGTTCAGTTTCCAGGTCACCGCATACGAGTGGTCCACATGAGACGGAAGTAGGTGGCGTGATGGTGCACGTGTACAGGTTCGCGGGTGAGTCGGAGACGGCGTTCCCGGGGTTGGGGTTCACTGTGGCCCCTGGGGATGTGGTGAGGGTCGAATTCCTTCCGGATGATGTCCGGGGCATGTTCGTTGAGGTCGTGGACGGACAGCAGGAGCCGCCGGTGGCGTCCCCGTCGGGGGACACTACCGGGGACGATGACAAGGGCAAGCCGCGCGCCACCCGGCGTTCGGCTAAGTAGAGAGGGGCAGTCGGGTGGCCACCGGATCGACGGCAAGTAGTTATCAGTCAGTACTGGGGATCGCGAAGGAAGCGACCCCCGGTACGCCGGTCGCCGCGACCGCGTTCATCCCCGTCCGGGACATCAAGCCCAAGCCGAACATCCGCAAGCTGATGGACAGTTCGTGGCGTGGGTCGATGGTGGATGTGGTCGGTGTCCAGGCCGGTGTCCAGTCGGCGGAGCTGTCGGTGTCGGGGGACGCGTTCCCGGACACGATCCCGTGGCTGCTCGCTGGCCTGTACGGGTCGGTGACGACTACCGGGTCGTCTGCCCCGTACAGCCACGTGATCACATTGTTGAACAGTGGTAACGGTCAGCCGACCGCCTACACGGTGACGGACAGTGACCCCCTGTCGACGCGGCAGTACGCGTCGTCGAGAGTGACAGAGCTGAAACTGTCCTGGTCGTCGGAGGAGCTCCTGAACTACGACGTGACGTGGATGTCGTGGATGGGTACCCCCACGACCGCCCCGACCACGTCGTACACGACACTGCTGCCAGCCCCGTCGTGGCAGTGCGCCGCGTCGGTCGCCGGCAGCGCGGTGTCGAACCTCCGCGAGGTGGAGATCACCTGGAAGAGGAACGACGCGAACCCGATTTTCACCCTGGCGAATCAGACCAGCCCGTACGAAATCCACGTCGGCCCCCTGTCCGCGGAAGTGAAGCTGACGTGGGTGGCGGCCACGGAACAGCCTCTTCTGGACCTGTTGGCGAACACTTCACAGGCCCTGCAACTGAACCTGACGTCGGGTGCCGGTGCTGGGCTCACCCAGATTCAGGTGGCGTCGTCGGCGTTCATGTACACGGGGGTGGAGAAGGACAAGGGGTCTTCGTGGATCGAGTACTCGGCGACCGGGGTGTTCGTGGGTGCGACGGCCGACGCGGGCGCGTCGGGCGGGTACTCTCCGGGGAAGATCACTGTGCAGAACGCGGTCACGTCCGGCACGTACGCCTGACCGGGGCCGCGGGGAGGGACCTACCATGACGTACCAGATCACCCTGAAATCGGGTGCCACTGTCGACCTCCGGGACGCGTCGGAGATTTCGATGCGGGCAAGGAACCGGCTCCGGGCGTCGCTCGGGTTGACCGGGGATGCCGCCACGAAGGGGCTTGGTGCCCTGGACGCGTCAGCGTTCCAGGCCCGGTACACCGAGGAAGCGTTCGTGATCACGGTGGTGGGGTGGACGTGTACCCCGCTGGCCGGTGCGCCCCTGGAATGGGGTGGCGTCCTGCCCACCCCGAGTGCGGATGACAGGGCCCTGGACTTCCTGTCCGCGTCGGACGCGACCGGGATCGAACCGCACGTGAACAACCTGTTGGGGTTGATCTTCCCGTCGTTCGAGCCGGACCCGACCCCGGGGTCCCCTACGATCAGCTCGGAGGGCTGAGAACGGCCCTCCGCACGGGCAGGGTGCGGAGGGCTCTCCCCGAGCATTACGAGCCGTACCGGCTGATGAGACTGTTCCCCGGGCTGTCCTATGAGGATGTGATGGGGTTGCCCGCGGGGTTCGCGATGTGGGCGTTCCAGTTCGACCGGGTGGAACGTGAGATCGAGTCGGACCAGATGAAAGCGGCGTCGGGTGGCTGAGTACGTGGTCATTCAGGGTGGGGTCGAGTTGCGGCTTGCCCTGAACGCGATGGCCGCACGTGAGGACCGGGCCACCCGGTTGGCGGTGCGGGAACTCGCCGCACGGCTGATCAGGTACGCGAAACGGGAAGCGTCGGGCCCTGCCCGGGGGGGTGGGGTGCGGCGGAACCGGAAGGGTGAGGTCGTACCCCACCACTCGGGTGGGCCCGGTGTGGTGACCGGTCACCTACGCCGGTCGATCCTGGTGTTGAACGAGGGGCGGCAGGGGCCGTTTTCGTGGTTCACGCGGGTCGCTCCCCGGACCCCGTACGCGCGTCGCCTGGAACTGGGGTTCGTCGGGGCTGACTCGCGGGGTCGCCGGTACACGCAACCCCCCTACCCGTACATGCGGCCCGCGTTGCGCAAGGTCGACGCGGAAGCGAATAAGGTGTTCGTGCGTGTGTGGCGCAAGGCAGAGGAGGGGTAACCGGTGGCCGATGAACTTCCCCCCGTTGTCGCCCGGCTGATCGCGGACACCAGTGACTTCAATGAGAAGTTCCGTGCCGCGGCGGTAGAGGCTGACAAATCGAACGGGAAGACCGAGGAATCGTCCAACCGGATGGGGAAGACCGTCCACACGGTCTTCAAAGCCATGGGCGAAGACGTCGGTGCGACCGTGTCTGAGTTCGCGACACTCGCCAAGTACATGGCGATCCTGGGTGCGGCGTCCGCGGCGGGGACGATCGCGGCAGGTGGTGTGATCGCGGCGGTCCCGATCGTGTTCGCGGGTGCCGCAGCGAAGATCCTTGCGGACAACGAGAAAGTGAAGGCGTCGTTCACCAGTCTCGGTGATCACGTGAAGACGAGCCTCACGTCCGCGGCACAACCCCTGGTCCCCGTTTTTCAGAACGTTGCGGGTCAGCTACGGTCCGCGTTCGACAGTATTCTGCCGTCGATCCGGACGATCTTCTCATCGCTCGGACCCCTGGTGACCACCCTCACGTCCGGCATCACCGCGTTCGCGACGAACGCCATGCCCGGGCTGGTCGACGTGGTCAAGTCCGCGGGTCCGGTCATGACCGGCTTGAAAGACCTTTTCTCCGGGTTGGGTGACGGGCTGGGTGCCCTGCTGTCGAACATTGCACGGGCGGCCGCCCCGATCGGGTCGGCGTTCACCACCCTGGGCGCGATGATCGGCCCCATACTTGACGATCTTGGCCGGGTGTTGGGTGATCTGGCCCGTGCGGGTGCGCCGATCCTGAACGCGTTGCTCCCGATCGTGGAAGAACTGGTGTTCGCGTTGGCGGACGCGTTGGGCCCGGCGTTGGACGGCATCGGGTCGTCGGTGTCCACGGCGCTGTCCGCCCTGGCGCCGGTCGCGTCCGCGTTCGGGGACCTGATGCGGGCCA